CTATTATAAGATTTTTTTATATTTCTTTTTTTCATATTGATTGTAATTTCCTTTCCATTAATTGGTAGGAGGTTAAGGGGAATGTATTTTGGATTAATTTTGTAAAATCATAAAACCCCATTTCACTAGGATCTTTTTCTTTAAGATCTATTAAGTAAACTTCTTTTCCTTCATTTATAAATTCTTCAGCAAATTTAACTGCTTGTTTCATAGCATCTGTATCTAATGCTATATATATTTTTTCAATAGTAGATGTTACTATTTTTTTCATTAATTCAGATTGTATGTTTTTACCTAATAAAGGTATAGCATTACGTTTAATAGCTATAGCATCAAACATACCCTCACATATAACTAAAGGTAAAGACCAATTGATTAAATGTTCGTTTGGTATTATATTTCTTGATGCTTCTGGGTTTTTATACTTTATATAAGGATCTTTTTCAAATGATCTTCCTGTATAATAGTTTAACTGTCCATTTTTATCATATGATGGTATAATAACCATTTTAGAATATCTTCCATACTCACAATACCCCATATTATATTTTTCAATATCTTCAATAGTTATACCTCTATTTTTTAAATAAGCCCATGCCTGTCTTCCTATTATATTTTTACTATTATTAGTTATAGAAGTAAATTCATCAGGTAATTTTAAGTCATATTTAATTATCTCAGTATCCCTAACTTGATAACCTGTTTTTACTAATGATTTTAATTCTGAAAAATGTTCAGGTAATGCTTTTACTTTTTTAAATAAAGTATTTAAATATTTTCCTTTTTCGTTACAAACCCAACAATGCCAAGGATGATAGCCTTTTTTATTATCTGTAAAATTAATTTCTAATTTAGGTTTAGAATGGTTACATAGGGGACAATGGAATGCTCTATTACCCCGAGCAGTCATTTTTCCATCTCCTAATACTCTACTTACTAAGCTTACTAGTAGTTCATTTATCATATGGGGAATATACAACTATTATTTTATATCTCCAAAGTCACGTGTAAAAAATTTACCTAGAATATTATCATTAATATGAGCACTATATTGGTTTTCTAATACTTCATTTAAAAATAAATATTTAGTTTCATAATAAGTAAGTAATTTTTTGTTTGGTACAAATTCTAATATACGTTTTTCCCAATTTTTTCCATTATTATCTTTTTTAGATAAAGCTAATATTTCTTTTTGGGATCCATAATAATCTTTCCAATCAGATTCTGTTATTACTTTTTGTTTTAACGGGGTACGTCCTTTAAGACCTTGTTTAGACCTTTCTTCTTTTAAAGCTTGTAGTGCTTTTTTACCTAATTTTTTATTTCTTTCAAAATATAAAACTTTTTTACCTATATATCTTACATCTGTAGGTTTATATATAACTTCGTATATAAACCCATAAGTACCTTTAGGCATATCTTCTATTGATGTTATAACCCTTCCCTGGTATATCCAGGTAGCGGTTGTTGGCATATTTATCATTTAGGATTATTAATGTAATTAATTTGTATCAAATGCTACTTGAATTTCTAAGTCAGCATTCATCGGTACTTTTGTTGGTACTGATAGTTTTCCAATAGCTAATAAATTTTGATCATTATCATATAATCCTACGGTTGTAATATAAGGACTAAAATAAGATCCTGTTGCAAAGTCTTTATAAACGTAATTTGTACCTAATAGAGGTGCTTCAGATTGACTTCCTGATAATAATGATGGGTTTAGTGAATAGCCGAATTCATTTTCTCTTATAACACATTTATATTGGTTTTCATATAAAGTAACTGATGATGAAAATCCTACAACAGCAGTATTAAAATAGTCTGTTCCTGAATTATAACCATCTAAATTATTTAATATTAAACTTCCTATTCTAGCTATATTAGAATTAGCAAGACCAGGTGTACCATCACCATTATATGACGCGGTTACTCCCGTAAGAATTGCAATTCCATGTTCATATATAATATTTCCACAATATTGATTTTGGGCTGATGTAGAGAAAGGATTATATTGTAGTAAATTACCATTGCCATTATCATATACATAAATGGTTTGTCCCGAAGATTGAAAACCAAAATAAAAGCTTTGGGGTTCAATATTATTACCATATAATTTAGAAGGGATATTAATTTGAGTAATATAGTTAGTTCCTGGTCCTGTACCACTCCAATTAATTTCTTCTCCTATTAAAGCAGCTCTTATTTGGGGAATAGTACTTGATAAATAATTATCATATTGAGGGCTTTTTACTGCTCCAACAGGTATATTATTTGATCCACTTAAACCAATGTTAATATTATTATATGCCGCAAATGGATTATTTTGAGGACCTTCTAAACCATATAATAAACTTGAAGTAGCAACTAAACTACCTGACATACTTTGGAAATAGTTAGAATAATAAAGTTGCATTGTACTTGAATAAACAGAATTTGTATTTAATTTATTTACAAATCCTGTAGCATTTTGAGATCCTGATACTGATGATACTTGAGATATACCCCAAATAGGATTAGTTGATGTTTCAAATATTAATTTATTAGCTGGGGGTTGAGTACCAAAATAAATTTCAATTCCTACATTAGATGCTGTAATGGCACCTCCTGTAAATCTAAATCCTTTATTAGCAGAAAAAGGAGTTATTACAATATCCTTGGTTGTAAATTGTTTGTACGCTGACATACATTTTTAGTAATCTAATTTAACTCTAACAAGTAATTCTTTTGTAAAATCTTTAACTAATGGTCTGCTTAATTTTGCTACAGCACATAATTCATTTGAGGTATTATATAAACCAACTGTTGTAATAAATGTTTGAGGATTATTTTGCATCGTAGGCCATAATAATTGTCCCGTTGATCCTGAAACAAATGATGGATTTGAAGAGTAATTAAAGGCTGAATTTTGAGCTCTTACAAAATAAAAATCAGATGCTAAAGTTTCTTGAGAATTTAATCTAAATGAAAGCCCATCATCAGCTATACTTTTAGATATAGCTGTATTTAATTTACCCATATTAGCATCATTAGTATTTGGATTTCTTCCTGTAGCTAATGCTATACCACCATTACCTGAAGATAAATCTAAAGCTTCACCATTTAATAAAATTAAACCTACATCAGGTAAGAATAAACCATATGATCCCTTAGTAGCGGTCCAACCATCAGAATTTGTACCTGTATACACATTTCCTTCTGATCCTGATACTACTTGATAAACTCTTCCAGCATTACCATACACATTACCTGTACTTATATTACTATTATCAGTTAAAGTAAGAGTTTGTGTTCCTTCTAAAGATAAGGCCATTGTACCTAAAGCTAATGATTCTTTATATCTAGCTCTTTCAATAGATAAAGCATAAAAATATGATGATGAATAATTACCAAATATAAAGGGTTCTGTATCATCACCTAATACTACATTTTGATATTGACCAAATATTGTAGATGACGGTGATTTACCTGGTACTAAAGCATTATAATCTAAACTACCACTACCATCTTCATCAGCATATGCAATATCAAATTGAACTGCTGATGTTGTAGATGTTGATCCTGTTTGATATACATGGACATAATATTGTCCTGAGTTTGATGAGTTTTGAACTGATGATGTAAATGTTTTTGAAAGTCTAGGAGAGTTATCACTCCATACAGTTCCTGTTATAGAATCTACATTATTAATTATATCACCTGATTGAAATTGAGTAAAAGCTCCGTTAGCCATATTGTTTTTTTTTTAAATTTATTGCATTCCTGCTGATTTCCTTAATTCTACTGGAACTTGTAGTCTAGCTCCTGTACTTCTTCCTACTAAAGTTAATGTTGAATATAATACATTAGCTGTTCCAAATATATTTATTGAAGTTGCAGCTAATGTAAATGTATTACCTGTAACTGTTTTAGATACGTTTGTTCCTAAAGTTTGTTGGTTATTTAAAGTAGTATTAGACGTAGCTCCTGCTCCTGTTAAATTAGCATAAGTAATATTAGACATAGTAGCTGTGTATCCATCTGGTTCAACATTTATTCCTTCAAAGGTTTGGGTTTGAGGAGAAATTAGTTGAGATTCTCCAGTTACTAATTGAATTATATTTGTCCCAACAGTTAAAGTAGGCATTACAGCTGTTGATCTAGGTAATGTAACTAATTTATATTTCATTGTTTGTAATTCATTAGGAAATGCTTCTAATACAGGCATATTTTCAATTGCCTCACCATAATAAGCTGATCCTGATGGGTGACTTGGATTATATAATGAATAATCTACTTCATCATCAGATAAAGAAAATTGTGTTATATTAAAAGCATTACCACCTTGAGCTAGTAATTCTCTTCCTTTTTTAGTTAAAATAGCATCTACTGTTACTACTTGATTATTTAAATATCCCATTTTTT